GGTGAAATTATGACTGATTGGAACGATAATCCAATGATTGTAATTGACTTTTTTGATGGTAAAGAAGTTGCAGATAAAAAAACCGAAAAAGTTAAGGAAAAACAAGAATCGAATAATAGTGAAATTATCATGAAAAATGGTGAATTTATTTTCTGAGAAGTATGTACAAATTCGATGAAATAGTTTATAATAGAATTATAAATTAAATTAGGAGGAACGAATGTGGACGTTTATGAAGGCTTTGGAGATGCATCTGAAGGGACCACCAAAAGTATCAAGCTTTATTCAGATGGGGCCAGCCGGGGCAATGGAAAAGATAAATCAGTTTGTGCATATGCATATTATGCAAAATATGAAGGTTATGAAATGCTAAATGGTAAAGCATTTTGTGGATATACAAATAATCAAATGGAAATCTTAGGACTAATTCGTGGATTAGAGCATATTACTAATAAGAAAATTCCGGTGAAAGTATATTTGGATTCAAAGTATGTCTATAATGCAATTACACAGCATTGGATTTATTCTTGGAAACGTCAAGGTTGGACTAAAAAAGGTGGATTAAAAAATACTCGATATTGGCAAGTATTATTACGAGAAATTGAAAAATTTAATATGATTGAATATCATTGGGTAAAAGGTCATGCTTCAAATTTTGGAAATAATACAGTTGATGAAGAATGTAACAAATTAATGGATGAGTACATTAAAGGAGAAGTTGAAAATGGACACAAATAATCAGAACAACAAGCGTAATTTAGCAAATGGTGGAATGATTTCAACTGATGGAACTATTTCTAGTGGAACCATTAGTGATGCAACTATTACTGGTGGAATTATTTCAAGTGGTGGGAATGGCAATAAGAATTCCCAGAAGTTTCAAGGCAATTATTTTCAATGGTTAAAAGATGAACTAAGCGGTTGGGACACATTACCATGGGCATTATTTGGATTTGGCGCAGGGCTTCAAACTATGAGTTTCGCATTACATCCTATTTCATGGATTTCAATTGTTACATTGATTGGTACATTATTTGGTATGTTGTGCACAGTTGCAATGTGTGCAGGTGGTTATCGAAATGGTAAACGAGTAATCTCGCGTCCAATCAATGGTGTACTTGGAGCAATTTCCGTGGTTGCATTTATTGTTGTCGCGGTTTATTTAAAACATTATTTCTCAATTATTGACCAACTTATATTTTTCTCACTTATTGATGTTGAATTAATGGCAACTTGGCGTAGTTGGGGACGTGGTAATGATGCTCCAATTAAGAAATTATCTAAAAACGGATATGCTTATGCAATTATTGCAATGCTGAATGCTTGGGGATTATTGTATTTCATTGGTATTCATATTGGTGACCAACAACCCCTTTTTGATAGTTTAGTTCTTGCTATGGGTGCAATTGCTAGTTGGCTATGCTTCCGACGCTATTCATTCACATATAAAATTTGGTTGTTATCAGATGTTGTTCAGATTGCATTATTTGTTGCAACTATTGTTCAAGCAGGTTACACTCCTGCAGCATTGGGAATGGCACTCAATTATGGATTCTATTTTGCAACTGCCGTTATTGGTTTAATTAATTGGAAACCAACAACTAAGTAATGTTTAATTGCGAAGATTAATTTCTTCGTGTACATACAATGTAAAGAGGTGAAAAAATTGGATTATAAACCGAGAGTTTATTTGCTAACATATTGGACTGGTACAAAACAACATGATGAGGGCTATTTCAAAACACGCAAAATTACACTATTTCCAAATGAAATTATGAAAATTGTCAATGAGCGCAACTATTTTGTGTCACTTGTCACCGATGATGGATTAAAGTTTTTCATTCGTCGAGACAATATTATTGAAATTCAAGAGTTAGGAGAAGAAAAAGAGCATGAGCAAACCACAAAAGCGTAAAAAGAAGTCACAAGTAAAAAATAAAAAACGGCGTATGAAAACAAAAGATATATTGAATCAGTTAAAAATTGCTAAAATGAAAACTGGGAATTAAACATGTAAGTGAAAAATACACTACAGAAGGTGTGTTTTTTATGTATAAGGTTGTTTTTAATGAACTACCGGCATTAAATGAGTATTTACAAGTTACGAGGTCACGATATGGATATTCTGCTAACGTCAAACGAAAATTTACAAATAAATGTAAACAATGTTTTTTAACGCAATTAGCGAACAAAAAACTTGAATATCCATACGAATTTATTTTTGTTTGGTATGCAAAAAATAAACGTAAAGACCCAGATAATATCTGCTTTGCACACAAATTTATTTTTGATGGAATGCAAACTTCGGGATTAATGAAAAATGATAATTGGACTCATATTATTGGATTTGAAGATTTTTTCTTGATTGATAAGGAAAATCCACGAGTTGAGATGTTTATTGCAAAGCCAAATGAATATGAAAATTTGCGACAAGAGTTAATTAAGAAAGAAATGCTCAGATAATGTGTACAAACATAATCAACTATGATATAATAATCATATAGTCGGTTATGCTTTTTATATAAATAGGAGGAAAAGTCGATGAAGTATATTAACGTCATCATGGGTCCAACTTTTAGTGGTAAAAATACGTATGTGTCGAAAGAATTGTACAATATAACGCAATCACATCGTGTCATTGCACACACAACTCGTCCACCGCGTGAAAATGAAATTGATTGTTTCGATTATTATTTCGAAAATCAATATCATGATTTCGACGAAAATATTTGTATACGTTCATATATGTCTGCATTTAATACAAGGTGGATTTATTGGATAAATAAGAATGATATTTTAGACGATAAAATTAATTTTGTCGTTTTGGATTATCAGGGTTTTGATGAACTTTACAATCTATATAAAGATGATAAAAATACGGATGTTATTGGAATATATTTAGACACATCAATATCAGTCATTGAAAATCGCATTAAACATTCAAATCGTAAAGATGAAGATAAAAGAGAAACTTTTAGACGGCTATATGATGATTGTGAAAAATTTGAAAATATTGAAAATGATGAACGTGTAACTGTGATTGAAAAATATTAGGAGGAATTTTTTATGATTATTACTTTTGAAAAAACGCGAGAAGATGCAATTGTACCAACACATAAGCATTATGATGACGCAGGTTATGATATGTTTATTCCTGAGAAATTCAATGATGGATTAGGAAAAATGCTAATTGCAAAAGGTTCAACAGTTCGTATTCCACTTGGAATTAAGTTTGTTATTCCACAAAATTATATGGGACTCATGATGCCTCGTTCATCAACATCTCTAAAGGGATTAGTTTCACAAATTCCTCCGATTGATTCAGGTTATCGTAATGAAGTTAGTTGTATTTTGCATAATAATTCTAACACAGATTATTGGATTAATGGTAAAGACAGAGTTTGTCAACTTGTTTTCATTCCTATTGCAACACCACAATTAGTTGAACAACATGATTTTGATAAAATGTCTAAGCGTGGTAAAGGTGGATTTGGTTCAACTGGAAAGTAATGTAAAAATTATGTAACATAAGTTAATCGTCATGTAATATCTACGAAATGTGAAGGTGTTATAATAAATATATAGTTAAGAAAACAAAAGGAGAGATTTATTATTTTAAAAAATAAGATTATTTTAGGTTTAGCGACTGTATTTAGTGCATTAAGTTTAGGTGTTGTGAGTGCAAATGCCTCAACATATAAAGTTCAGGGTGGCGATACCGTTTCAGAAATTGCTCAAAAATTTGGCACAGATACAAGTTCGGTTGTTTCTGAAAATGGCTTATCAAATCCTAATATGATTTACGTTGGTCAAAAATTAGAAATTGGTGAACAACAAAGTGCACAACCTAAGCAAAATACTAATGCACAACCTCAACAAGCGCAACAAGTTTCAAATCATCAAACTTACACACAACCTAAAGAAACTCAAACATATTCTGGGAGTTCAAGCATTAGTTCAGTTGCTCAAGAAATGCAAGCACGAACAGGTGTTTCTGCTTCTGAATGGTCACAAATCATTTCACGTGAATCTGGTGGTAATGTGAATGCACAAAATCCATCATCTTCTGCTCATGGTTTGTTTCAACAATTAGGTGAAACAAGTAACGATGCACAAACACAAATTAATCATGCGGTAAGTCTTTACAAGTCGCAAGGACTTAATGCTTGGGCAGCAACACGATAATAAAAAACAAAGACTCGAAAGAGTCTTTTTTTATGCAATCAAGTATGTACATTTAAGTACTTTTAGCTTATAATTAAATTAATAAATAATGTAGGAGGAATTCAAATGTCAAATATTTACTATGTTTTAGAATATAAAAAGAATAAGGATATTACACCCTTGAAAATCTCTACAATTGCACAATATCCATATGAAGTTGTTTCTGGTGTTGGAGATGATATTTCAGTAAATAAAAAAGTTTATGTTATTGGGAAAATTCAATATATTTATGGTGGTGACACTATTGTATGTCGTGATTTTTATGTACTGGATAAATTCTCAAAGGAAGTAAACTAAAATGAAAATTACATTCTATTATGGAACAATGAACAGTGGAAAGACCGCTCTACTGCTCGGGATGTACCACAATTATTGCGTGGCTGGCAAACGGCCAGTCCTGATAAAATTATCAAATGCAACACGTGAGAAAAATATTGAATCTAGGACAGGACTTAAAGCCGAGGGCTTTTTATTACCAACTGACGTTAATATAAATGCTTTTACTCGTATATTCTATGATGAAATCATTGTCCGTGCCATTAAACAAGATTCGCCAATTCTAATCGACGAAGCCCAATTTTTAAAAACCGAACAAGTTGAAAAAATTTGTAAGTTGGCAATTAAGTTCAATATTGAGATTATTGCTTTTGGACTGCTCACAAACTTTAAAGGCGAACTCTTTGAGGGTAGCAAAAAATGGATTGAGGATGCCACACATATCCGAGAAATAAAAACAATCTGCTCATTTTGTGGCGAGTATAAAAGTAACCGAAATCTCATGTGTGATGAAAATGATAAGCCAATTTTTGATTTAAAAGGTGAAATCTATCCAAACGCGAAATATTATGCCATCTGCGAAAAATGCTATTTGGAATTATTTGACAAGTATAAGGAGGAATAATAATGGTAACAATTATTTCAATGCGAACAAAAGAAAATGTAGACAAAAAGGGATTAAAGACAATGGTTAGAGCATTTGCCTGGATGGTTGATGATAATCATGTTCGAGTGATTAAGTATTTAGACAATGCTCGAATTGGTGATGAAACTCAAAAAATTGTGTTAAAGTGAACATAATTAGTATATAATTAATTTAGGGAGGAATTAAACTTTGAACAAACAGGAATTATATAAAAAAATCAAAAAAGAAAATACTTTAGACAATATTCCTGGAAAAGATATTATGAAATATATGCCTGAAAATATTAAAAATCGAAAGGAGGAATGGAAAGATATTGACAGATATGAGGGCTTTCAAATTAGTGACAAAGGGCGTGTCAGATACATTTTAGATACGCCACCTCGTTGGAAACCCTATGCCGCAAAAAATGCTATTATGGACTTGAGAAATAATAACTCTGGATATTTTATGTCAAGAGGAGTTCATAAATTGATTCATCGATTAGTTGCACAGGCTTTTCTTCCAAATCCACATCACTATACGCAAGTAAATCATATCGATGAAATTAAGAAGCACAATTGGAAAGAAAATTTGGAATGGTGCTCTCCTAAGTATAATCAGAATTGGGGAACAACTCCCTATAGAATCGGTTTTGCAAACAGAGGAAAGCTTTTAGGAAAACATTTTACTGAAGAACATAAGCGTAAACTAAGTGCTAGTCATAAAGGCATGAAACTAAGTGAAGAACATAAGCGTAAACTAAGTGCTAGTGCTAAAGGCAAAAAACGAAGTGAAGAGACAAGGCGCAAAATAGGTGCTAGTAATAGAGGCAAAAAACGAAGTGAAGAAGCAATTGAACATATGAGAAAAGCGCAACAAAAGAATAGAGATAAACTAAGCAAAAAACTAAGCAAACCAATTGTTCAATTAGCGATGGACGGGCAAATTATCCGGAAATGGAAAAGTCTAAATGAATTACGCTCAACTTTGAAATGTGGACTAGCCCCAGCTGATTGTTGTAAAGGCCGTAGAAGTAGTTTTAGAAATTGTAAATGGCAATATTTGAGCGACTATGTAAAAAGCCATCCAGAAGTGTTATAATTATCTTAAATAAAGGAGGAGTTAAACTTTGAAGAAAAATGAGTTATGGAAATATAGTTATTACGGACTTCACAATCATTCGGAAATGTCAAATATGCGCATGCTCGATGCAACGATGAGTCCCAAAAAATTAATCGATACCGCATATCAGTGTGGTTTGAAAGGTATTGCCATTACCGATCATGAATCACTCGGAGCACATGTCAAACTTGCACGCTATTTGAAGTCACAACAAGACCAGGGTGAAATGAAAGATTTCAAATTAATGTTCGGCAGCGAAATTTATTTAGTGGAAAAAGAAAAAATCGCCAAAGCTCGAGAAAACAACGAAAAAACGCGCTTTTTCCATTTCATTTTGATAGCAAAAAATGAGCGCGGATATGAGTTTCTAAGAAGGCAGTCAACGAAAGCTTGGAAAAATTCGTTCTGGTTCAGGGGAATGCAGCGTGTCCCGACTTATAAAGACGAGCTGAAAAAAATGATGGAGCCGTATAAAGGTGACGTTGTTGCTTCAACCGCATGTATTGGTAGTGAAATGAATCAATTGAGCTTGAAGATTTATGATGAATGTGCAAACGATGATGGCGAATTAGATATTGTCAAAGTAAAGAAATCTAAATCCTTTGAAAAAGTAGTCCAATATATAAAATTTATGCAAGAAATAT